GCCCTACCCATTTTATAGCAATTCAAAGGGATTAACTGCAGAGATGAATTACACGCTAAATGAAATATCTCATAATTGCGATCATCTTTATTTCAAACTAAAATCGCTCACGCCGAAGACTAATGCTAAAATTTATGACAATGTAGTTTACATTGTTGGTGAGTGATCTCTTTCAGAAACCCATTAAAATGACATTATGAATTTGATGTCATTTTTTCCTGATGGTTATGAGCCATTGCCGCAACAATTAGAAATTATTCCCAGAATCGAAAAGGCTTTCGAATCAGGAAAGAAGTTTGTTATCTGTTGTGCGCCTACTGGATCAGGAAAATCTTTCTTAGCTAAGACTCTAGCTAATAGTAGTTCTGTTTCTCCTACAGAATTTGTTAAGTCCATTGAATCTAATCAAGCATTTGCTATGGACCAATTTGGTGCTTATGTTGATCCTGATAATTGTACTGGTATGCCTACCTTCGGTGCCATTGCTTTGACTATTACAAAAACATTACAAGATCAATATGTAACCCTATTTGATGATTCAAAGGCATTGAAAGGTAAAGCAAATCATACGTGTGCTATTGATCCAAAATTCACAGTAGATATTGCACCTTGTATTTTTAATTCTGATTTAAAGCATGAATGCCAAGTAGCGAATAAATGCCCGTATTATAATTCTAGAAATGAAACATTGATTTCACAATTTGGTGTTCTTAATTACAGTATGTTTCTTTCATTACCTAATCATGTAAAGAAACGGGATTTTTTAATTTGTGACGAAGCTTCTGAATTAGAAGATGAATTAGTAAAGCGGTTTACTAGAGAATTGAATTATAAGATTCTTAAGAAGATGGATATCTCTATCACATCTATTCCAATCAATAATTATACTAAATTCAGAGCTTGGTTAGAAACATTTGTCGGAGACTTATCTGAAGAAATTAACTCTCTGAGAGAGTCGATGAAGAAGAAGAAATCATCAACATCATTGTCAGATAGGCAAAAATTATCTTTATTCCAAAATCTACATATGTCTCTTAAGACTACTATTGATACTTGGGATGATTGTGAATATATTCTCGAGAAGACTAATGAAGCTATTACATTGAAGCCTTTGCGTGTTGATAAACTTTCTCAGCACATCTTTAATTATGGTGATAAGATCTTATTAATGTCTGCTACTATTATTGACCATAAACATTTTGCAAGAACACTTGGAATCACAGATTATGAATACATTGAAGTAGATTCTACATTCTCACCAAAGAAAGCTCCAATCTTTTGTACAGGCAGAGTTAAATTGAATTATAAAAATTTAAAGTCATCACTGCCATATATTGCTAAGCAAGTTAAAAACCTTTGTGATCAACATAAAGAGGTTAAGGGTGTAATCCATACGCATACTATGGAAATTACTAATTACTTAAGAAATCATTTGAATGATCCTCGATTTATCTTTCGTGGGGAAGGAATGACTAACGAACAAATTCTCAAACAACATTTAGAAGATCCTTCTCCGACCATTCTTGTTTCCCCGTCATTGACCTATGGTGTAGATTTAAAGGATGAATTAGCTAGATTCCAGATCTTAGTTAAAGCAGCATACATGCCATTAGGTGATGAGAGAATTAAAAGACTTTTCAAAGAAGACGGGCAATGGTATGTGAATAAGATGCTTAATAATCTCATCCAAGCCTGTGGTAGAGGTGTTCGATCAGTAGATGATTATTGTGTGACATATATCTTGGACGGATGCATTGTGGATGCGGTCATTCAGAATAAAACCAGATTACCAAAGTACTTCTTGAAGCGGTTCAATTAAATATATGTGTGGAAATACAGACATTTCATTTTGAGATACGTGATATTATATCACAATTTATAGCTGCTTTTGATGATGTAGTTATAAATCGATATGATAAAACACGCACTCCAAGATCAAATGTTAAAGTAAGATATGTTTATTCTCCAAAAGAAAGAGTCTTATTTGATTTAGTCAATAAGGCTCAAAACATGACTTTACCTGTTATTGCAGTAAATGTAACAGGTATTAGCAGAGATGAAAATAGAGTCTTCTCTAAGCTATACGGATTTGATGAAAGTGATCATTATTCTGATTCTAAACCGGGTAAAAATCACGCCCATATAAACATGCCTGTACCCGTAGACATAAGTGTGTCAATGTCTATTTTAACAGAGTACCAAACAGATATGGATCAGATATTATCTAATTTCATTCCATATTCAAATCCTTATGTTGTAATAGCCTGGAAAATACCCGATGCAATGGGTGCTGCAACCTCTCAAGAAATTAGATCACAAGTTTTGTGGTCTGGCGACATGAACATGACTTATCCGACTGACACGACCAAAGCAGACAAATATCGTATCGAAGCTACTACTAGCTTTACTATTAAAGGTTGGTTGTTTCCAAAAGAAACACCGAAGCAACAAAATGTTTTCTTCATAAAAACTAATTTTTCATCGGCATTATTGGAGTGCGATAATTTTTATACAGCAAATTCAGAAGCAATTACATTACCAGAACGACATAATACAAAAACAATAGAATTCTCAGCCGCACCAGTTTGTACTTCTATATTTTTTCATGGTACTTTGATTGGTGATGATTTTATTTTCCAAAGAGAAGAAGCTAGTTTCCCTTTCATGTTATTAGGTAATAATTATGATCATACAACAGCAGTATTGTTGTCTTCTTCATCTACCATATTATCATCAAATTTAGCATTATTCAATTTTGATTATTATCCTTCAATTAGTGCTTATAACCTTCCTTTATCTTGTTATAAGATTATTAATAATTACACTATAGAATTGAATCTCCCAGAACTAGTCAGTGATGGCGTATTCAATATTATAGTTGCTAATAGAGCCGGATGGCAAAAATTTAAATATAACTTTAATATTGGTGATGCACCTAGTAGTTTACTATTACCCCCACCAACTCCACCACCGCCACCAATTGTAGATGTTACTGGAAAGTATTTCTTCTCATTATTGAATAACGATTGGTTTGATCTATCAAATTGGTATGGAGATGTTGATAAGACAACACAAGCTACCCTCCTGCCAGATGATACTATTGATGTAATAGTATTGCCTCATACATTACGACCAGTTGTAGATCTAGATAATCCAGAATGGACAGATCCGAATACCATAGATGCAGGAACAGCTGGCATTACATTTGCATCTAATAACAATAATAAAGTATATGCACCAATAGTTGGTGATGTAATTTATAATGGCAATGCTAGTCACGGTTAAAATATTAAATCAGTGTATAAATAGTGGTAATGAGTTCTTTAGATGATGGTCGTTCTTCTACATTCGGCAGAGACTTGATGAATTATATTTCATCAAAGTTGCCATATTCCGGTTATAATGTTTTAGACGCCTCAGATAAATTAAACCCAAAATTTAAGTATTTTGAAGATGTTGGTTCAAGAAGAGCAGAAGCATTATCAAGACACTCTGTTTCGCAAAGCAGTGAATATAATAATGCGGGCATTGGTGCTATTCAGAAAGACTCTCGTTTCTCCGAAATCATGTATGCCAATATCCAAAAGGATAAGCCAGCACGTATCAGAGACTATCGTATCATAGCAGCTTTCTCAGAAGTATCAGATGCATTAGATGAAATTTGTGACGAGATTATCAATAAAGATTCAGAAGGCAATATTGTCAAGCTAAGATATAAGAATGATAATCTCAATGAAATTCAAGAAGATACATTAAACAGAGAATTTCAAAAATATATTCAATATTTTGATCTAGATAATAAAGGATGGGATATTTTCCGTTCTTTATTAGTAGAAGGTGAAGTGTTCTTCGAACATATTATTCATGAAAAATATCCCAAAGAAGGTATATTAGGAACAGTTCAAGTGGGTGCGGATATGATTGATCCCGTTTTTACCAATGTGCAAAACATGATGGTAAAAGCGTTCTTATATCGCAAACCAAAGTTTGATCCTAATAATCCCACTAAGCAAACGGGTCATGAATATATCCCAATGGATAAGAATCAAATTACTTATATTCATTCTGGTATATGGAATGAAAATAAGACAATGCGATTACCTTTCCTAGAGAATGCTAGAAGAGCATATCGCCAATTGTCCATGATCGAAGATGCTATTATCATCTATCGATTAGTACGTGCACCAGAAAGATTAGTATTCAATGTAGATGTGGGTAACATGCCGGCACCCAAAGCAGAATCTTACCTTAGAAAATTACAACAACAATATTGGTCTTCAAAGACATTTGATAATAATCAGGGTGGTGTTGTTCAGAAATTCAATCCGCAAACCATGTTAGATAGTTACTGGTTTGCTAAGAGAGCTGGTTCGGAAGGTACATCAGTTACTACATTACCAGGAGGAGCGAATCTGGGTCAATTAGATGATCTAATGTATTTCATGAAGAAGCTGTATCGCGCATTGAAAATACCTTCTTCCCGTTTAGATCCTCAAGATACATTTAAAGATGGCCAAGAAATTCTTCGTGAAGAATTAAAATTTGCAAGATTTATTATTCGTATGCAACAACAAGTTGCTGCTGGATTTAAAAACGGATTTATTACACATTTGCAATTAAAAGGCTTGTGGTCTGAATTTAAATTAAAAGAACAACACTTTGATTTAGAATTTAATGTACCTACTAATTTCTATGAATTAAGAGAGAGCCAGAAATTGGAAATGAAAGTTAATAATTTCAATAATATGGCTAATAATCAAAGTGTATCACCTTCTTATGCGCAAAAGAAATTCTTAGGATGGTCTGATATTGATGTAAAAGCTAATAGAGAATTCTTACGTAAAGATAAAGAATTTGCTTGGGAATTGGCACAGATTGAACAAGGCGGGCCGAATTGGAGACAAGCATTACAGGCGCAAGCTGCTGGTATGGCACCTGGTGGTGACTTAACCGGCGGTGGTGGTATGCCTGGTGGATCATCTGCTGGTGGTGGAGCTGTTCCTCCTCCCTTTGTAGGTGGTCCTGCACCAACAGGTGGAGAAGCACCAGCTGGGGGTGAAGTTCCCGGAGCAGAAGCGCCAGCGGGAGGAGAAGTACCGCCTGCGGGTTCTGCACCAACGCCTGAAGCAGGAACATAAATATAATCATGTCATGCCTGCTCACGCCTATAACAGCTTTTCAAAGTACTAATTTAAATAGTAGAATTGATTCATATTCGCGATTAGCAGATCGTATTGTGCGCATGCTTGGTGCACCTTTAATTTCTGTTGAAACACACCAAGATCAGATATTTGAAGCCATTTCAATATCCTGTGAAATGTTTACTAAGTTTGCTGGATATTCAAAAGAATACTTGGTATTTGATTCTGCCCTATATGAAAAAGGCAAAGGCATTAGATTAGATTATCTTTATACGTTATCTAATACTAATTTGACGATGGAACAAGTAGATAAACATACAACATTATCTACTTCCACTTCGCCATATGTTAATGATCATGATCCCGTTTATGTGACATTATCTACTATACCGGGATCGTATTTTTCTTCGTCGTCGACATTGTCGGCTATTTTTTCTGATGATTTAAGAGCAAATCAAATCTTAGATAAAGAAGTTAGAGATTTAATAATAACACATAATGCTTCATTATCTTCGTTATTCATGCAATCTGATATTCAAAAATATTCATTCAGGGGAGAAAAAGAGGCATTGCCCAATGCTCCTATTAATAAGATGTTTGATTATGATCTAATGGATTATCGTAGAGTCATTGCTGTTACGGATTTCGAAGAAGGTTCTACTTCAGGTATCAATACATTATTCACTATTGAACAAACATTAGCACAACAAACTTATTTCTCTTATGCTATGGGGAATTACGGATTTGATCTTGTTTCATGGTATACATTAAAAGAGTGGTTGGAATTAAGAGAAAAGCTCTTGTCCACAAGAAGAAGTTTTGACTTTGATGATAGAACGCAATACTTAAGAATGTATCCGGAACCTAATGATTCGACTAGATTCTACGGTGTTATTGCGTGTTATGTCGAAAGACCTATTCGTGATATTATTAAAGAGATTTGGGTTTATAAGTATACATTAGCGCAAATCAAAGTATTAGTAGGAACTATAAGAGGTAAAATTCCTGTATCAATGTTTGGCGGACAATTGTTTAATGCTAATTTATTAGAACAAGGGCTGGGTGAAATGAAAGAATTAGAGCAACAATTATTCACAGCATCTGCGGGCTACGGTGATTCTGACCCCGCTATTTTTTTGATAGGCTAATGATTATCAACAGGTTATGCCTTCTTTATCTAGAGATCCCCGATTCAAACAAGGCATATATACTCCTAAGAATAAAGAAAAATTTATAGGAAAGATTGCTATCTATAGATCTTCTTTTGAATTGCAATTCATGAGATGGGCTGATAATAATCCAAATGTCCTAGAATGGGGTTCAGAGAATATCATAGTACCATATAAGAGTCCTGTTGATAATAAACTACATCGATACTATGTAGATAATTTTTTGGTATTAAAAGAAGGAGCATTGATTAAAAAATATTTAGTAGAGATTAAACCATCTTCTCAAACACAAAAACCGGTTCATTCTAATAGAAAAAAGAAGCAAACTATTCTTTATGAGAATATGCAATATGCTGTGAATATAGCTAAATGGGAAGCAGCAAAATTATTTGCAAAACATAAAGGGTTTGAATTTATTATATTAACTGAAAAAGAACTTTTTTCTAAATAAAGAAAAGATTTCATAAAAGGTATAAATATCGTTATGCCTCTTAGACTGATTGTCGAAAAACCTGCTCCCGAAGAACAATTTGAATATATTCTAGAAGAGAAAGATAGGAATACTCCCGCTACTCTTTTTATTCGCGGACCATATATGATGGCTGAAGGAGTTAATCGCAATAATCGTCTTTATCCAATTAGTGAAATGCAAAGAGAAGTGGAACGTTATCGCAATGAGATGATCACCACCGCTAGAGCCATGGGTGAATTAAATCATCCGACTAATGCTGATGTTGATTTAGAAAGAGCATGTCACTTAGTAACAGAATTAAAACAAGACGGTAATGTTTTCTATGGAAAGAGTAAAGTTTTAAACACACCATGCGGATTGATTGTGAAGTCATTAATTAATGATGGTGTTCGTGTCGGTATGTCATCCCGTGCATTAGGTCAGCTAGTAGAAAGCAATGGTAAGAATGTAGTTAAAGACATGAGGCTTGTAGCTGTTGATTGTGTGGCTGATCCGTCATTTCCTAAAGCTTTCGTAAATGGTATCTTAGAATCTAAGCAATGGGTTCTTTCAGAAGATGGTAAGTTCGAAGAAGATTATAATAAATTCGAAGCTGGTATATCTGCATTACCAAAACATGATGTTGATGCTTATCTAAGAAAAATGGTATTAGAGTTTATTAATAAAATTAAATA